AACAGGCGGGGGGGGGGGGCTGCCCTATCTGCTATCCGGCTAGACCGTTGGGCTCGCGCCTCAGCCTGAGACTGTGCGTCTCTGTACCTGCCAGTGACGGCTAGGAGCAGGTGTAGCACCCCCGCATGGTAACGCCTAGACCTTCAAGCCCGCTTTCTTCGACGCCCAGTACGCAAGCTGAGACACAAGGTACACCGCGCCGGCGTAGATGAACGCCCACAACGCCGGGTCAATCACCGCACAGTAGCCAGTGAACACCTGGGCGATCTGCGGCGCGAGCGCAGCCAGGATCGGCGCAACCCACATGGCGTAGCGCTCGACATAGACGCCCACGCCGGGCAATGCCTTGAGGAACGCGAGCAGTGGCACGATGAAGACACCGCTGCCAATCCACACCCAAAAGCTGATACAGTCCATCATACCCTCCACTATTCACACATCTGTGCATAGCGATGTCCGTTATGCACACATCCGATAATAGCCGATTTGCTATTATCGTTTTACCCCGTTTCTGTTAGTAACGCCTCATCCAACACCGGCATTGCGAACGCCTCGGCCATCAGCGCGTAGTCTTCTTTGCATTCCTCCGGCGTCTGACCACTTGGCGCATGAATGCCAGTTGACCAACTGTGCGAGCCGTCCTCTTCGGTGTAGTAGCGCACAATCTCGTACCACGCAGGGCCAGAGCATGAGCGGCGCATCAGGCGATATTGCCAGGTCATCGCTTCACCGTCCTTACCTTATCCCATTCCCCAATCTTCGCAGCCACGATTCCCCGCTCATACTTCTGGAGCCGCCTGTAGAATTAGGGCCAGGCCACCCCCACTCCCATCGTTGCGGCCATGTCTCTTTGCCAATATACGGCTGTGGGTCTGGATAGTCTAGTCGCTTGGTCTCGCCGCCCCACACCTTGCCACACTTCTTGCAGCGCACCGTATCGCAGCACGGGCAATGCTCCAGCTCGTGCTCACACTCCGAGATGTTGACGGTCACAGTTGCATCCATTGTTTCCTCCATGCTACGTCGGTCGTCTCACATCCGTGCGCTCCACAAAGCGCATGTCGTCATACGTCTTGTCACGACATGAGCCGATCATCCACTGGTACTTTTGCCAGATGCGCCCGTGCGCTGTCCACTCATTGGTTTCTGGAAAGCCAGCTTGTAGCTCAAGGCTGCGTTTGTACAGCCCCGCGCCCGTGAATATGCGGATTTCGGACGGCTTCGATTCGCCATAGGCACGCAAGCCGTCATCGGTGAATGTCGGCGTCGGCGCATCCGGTCGCCACGTCTGGAGCAGGTTGACGACGGGAAGATCAGCGCCTTGCATTAGTGGGTTCTCGATGTAGCTTGCCCGTGCAAAGCCGCCCCGTCCTTTCCACTCCCAGAGGCAATCAAACAGATACCAGTCAGGCGTTGGGTAGGCGAGTATCTGCTTGACCCAATCAGCGTGCATATCCACACTGACCGGCGGCAGCGTCTTATCATCGTCCCACAGCGGCTCAGGGCCCGCCTCGGTGCAAATCAGCGGCAGATGCTCGCCCATCTTGGCAAACAGGAAGGCGTCAACGTCTTTCCATCCCAGATAGCAGCCGGGGTCTTTGTGCCACTCCGGGGGATGGTTGAGCGTGCGCCAATGCCCGCCCACGACTGATTGACGTAGCACGCTGGCGTAGTCCTCGCACAGCACAGTAAACAGCGCTGCAAACTTGTCCCAATGCCACGGCTCAAAGGCAGGCGTGATCGGCACGCCGCCGGCAGAGAGGATAGCCGCCGCTTGCATCCCGAACTGGTGGGCGATCTGCTCCGGCCAATCGGCAGGCATAGCCTGTCCAGCACGCCCCCACTTGTTTTCGTGCGACGCGTACCACTCGTTTGCGGTACACTCAAAGAAACGCACGCCCTGGGCGACGTACTTCTTGACGATGTTGGTATCAATGATGTCATCAGGCGCATTGTTGCCATAGAAGCGCACTATCCAGACCGGGCGATAGTTGACCTTGTTGGCTTCGATGATCGTGTTGACCTGGTTATCGCCGTGCGCGATGATCTTGACGCCAGAGAAGCCGCCTTGTACCCAACGCGAGACTTGATGCTTGTAGAAACCGTCCCATGTGTCGCCCGCTTGGTCGCTGGCATGGATAGCCCGCTTGGTGGGCCAGCCTGTTGACTGGCGCAGCGCGATCAATTCCTTGACGTAAGCGTTCACTTCTCCACCTCCACCGTCATCGTGACGCGCACCGGGCCAACGACACGCGCTCGCGTCTCCCCGCACCGTGCGCATTCCTCGTCAATCACGAGGTCTGGGATGTCCGAGCCGATGAACGTCTTGACATGGTAGCGCACGAAGCGCCAATCATGCCCGAACCTCGCGCACCACCAGGCGCGTATGCGTTTCATTCCTCTCCCCCGCAGTCGCAATGCTCATTGGGACGGTGCCGCAGCCCCTGCTTTGGTATCAGCCCCTTCGGTATGGTCTTGCCCTCTTTGCAGGCTTCTGACCAATCTCGCTGTATTGCGAACGCGTCATCAGCCTGAACCGTCGCCCATTCGACATGCAGCAAAACAGACGGCGTCTTGCCGTCATACTCCCCGCCAGTTGTGAAGGCGTGTGGCCCGTCGTGATGCTCCATGCGCCCGCAGCGTTCGACCATGCTGCCGCCCTTACTCGCGCCCAGAACCAGCGCATACGGACATTGGCGCGGCTTGTCGTGCGTCGGTCGGTCAATCAGGTACGACTCAACACTGTAAATCATGGTATCCTCCTAATGCCTTCCAAATGAACATTGGCACGGGATAAGTGAATCGAACACCCACCTGTCGCTTTGGAGGCGACTGCCCTGCCATTAGACCAATCCCGTATGCTCCCCCTCCCTATGGTACAGCCGTTGCTGTCGGCTTGACCGCGCAACAGACGAACCCTTGTCCGCAAAGTCCCAGCGGATTGACAACCTGATTCGCCTCGCACGTCACACGGCACATAGTCTGATAGGACGGGCATTGATACGGTGCGGGCGTCGGCGTCGCACCTGGCACAGTCGGCGTGGCTGTTGGCGCGATGCGATGCACGAAGAACGTCAGCACGTTGTCAGCACCCGGCGACGCGTAGACGTACTCCGGCCAGCCATATGCCTCAGTATCCTGCATGGGAACGAAGCCCACAGGCAGCACGTAGCTTATCAATTCCCAGGTTCCCGGCGTGATGCGTGTCACGGCATGGCCTGATTCGCCTGTTACCAATGACACACCCTCCCCTTCGTATATGGGTAGGAATGTCAGCACCGCGCCTGCGATTGGCGGGCCGCCGTAGCCGGATGGCAGCAGCTCATAGACGGAGACGGCAAGAGCGACGGACGGACACACGACAGGCGTTGCCGTGGCTTGTGGCGTCGACGTCGGCGTAGGGATTGGCGTCACGGGCGCGACTGTTGGCGCCGGATTGCAGGAACATAGCAAAATCGCTATGAACAACAATATTGTTGTGCGCGTCACGCGTCCCCCTTCCTCATCTTGCGTATCGCCTTGTGCGGTGCGCGGTCGTGTGCGTTCTCCGGCATTGATTCCTCATTCCAGACCGTGTGACAGTCCAGGCATTCCAGCACGCCGAACGTGACCGGGATAACCTGCACCACGTTGGGGCTGTCACATTCGGGGCATGTGGGCTGCGGTGCGAGTGGGGTCATACGCCGCGCTCCCCCAACTCGATGTAGACAGGCCGCGCCGATGAATACCCGGCATACGTCAGCCGCTTCTCAAAGACGCACTTCATCCGCCCCATGTCAACCATGTCGTGTATGCGCTCCATTGCCTTTTCGTCGCTCACTTGCCAGCGCCGCGCTAGCTCTTTGCAGGTGCGTCCGTGGTAGTCAACCGGCTGCGTATCCGGTCGATCATCGAAGGCTTCACTGAGCCAGGCGTTGAGTTGCTCGGCTGAGAAACGGGGCTTGGGGTCTGCTGCTGTGCCGGTGCTGTCCACCCTGATACCTCCACTTTGGGCGTCGCCCATTTATACAACTTGCGGTGTAGCTTCGCCGTGCCGTTATCCGTGATGATAACGCACAGGCCAATGGCAAACGGCGCAGATCGCACAATCTTGTTGACGTATGGGCCAGCGGCCTGCCAGCCTGGTAGCGTCAGGATGTTCGGCGCTTCCTCGTCTTCCGGTATCCAACGATAGTGGTGCGAATGCGCCCGAATAATCCAGTCCGCTTTCGGCCATTCACCGCCCCATGCTGAGACAGCAGCCGCTACAAACTCACGTTGCAATGGCGTGTACTTCGATGCTGGCACAAACGTGTTGCCGATGTGGTGTGCGATGTCAAACATCACGCCGTCATAGGTGGTAAACAGGTGCGGACGGGCATATGCGCCGGCGTCGTCAGGCTTGACGCCCAGGAGCTTGGCGATATGATTGTCCCACTTGCCACCCTTGCCGCTGTGGTACTCAGTCCCCGCCACAGCATAGGAACACTCAGCGCCGTCGCACCACAGTTTCAGCCCGTCAACGGCCATATCCGACTGCTCTGTCTCATCGTCTGTGACCATCATAGATTTCTTGTTTGTGCCGTCAACGAGATCGCCCGTGAAGTAGACGATGCGCGGTATATCCCCAACGATAGACGGTAGCCATTGTGTACGGGCGTGCGTATTGCATTCCAGGATGTAGTCACGCACGCCGTCAAGGTGGTCGAGAAGCACCGTCCCCGGCCTGCACAGCCCGAACCGGCTTGCGTAGTGCGGGTCAGACACAAAAACATGTGCGTGTGCCATGTCACTCCTATACGGTTGTCAACGTGCTAATTGGCGCGCCGCTTGGGGTGCGGTTCCGCGTCCATGATGACCTTCGCTGCCGGTTCACTGGCCTTGCGATGCTCGACCAATTCCTTGAGCACTTCGCTTGCCGTTGCCATCGCCGTTGCCATGCCCCGGCGCATATCATCCTGGTACGCCTTGTCCTGGGCGCGCTCATCGCGAAACGCGTCGGTCAACTGCGTGAGAGATGCTAGCCACTTATCGCGGTCATCTCTGTGTTCCTTGAGCGACTTCGTCGTGAATTGCCAGAGTACCCACAAACAGGCCACCGCCAGCGCCAACGCCGGGAAATAGACCGCCCACGTCTGCCCAATGTTCACTACTTGCGATGCTTCCATACCCCTGCCCCTGCCCTCCGGCGTGTCGCCGCCGGCCTATCTGTACGATGCGCACGACGTCCAGCGCTATGCCAATGCCGCCGTCTCTGTCGCTGTGCAGCTAACCGTGCTGCGGGTCAGGACCGTACTCTTCGTCTCTGTGCCGTCTGTGTAGTACTGTTTCATGTCGTACCCGTAGTCAGCCATCTCTTCGAGTGCCGCCGTCAAGTCATCGCTCAGATGAATGGCGCATGTGCCGCCGGACTGTGAGACGGTCAGGCTGCCCTGCGTGCGCTGTGCGACCGTTGCCGCGACGCCGTTGACGTAGAGCACGCCGTCCGTGCTCGCCGCCGCCGGATTGCTCACGATCATCTGCAACCATGCTGCGCTGTCGGCGTCGGACGGGTCACGCTTGATGGTGAACTTGACCGCTGTCCATGTGGATTGAATCGTCAGGCTGGAAATCGTCGCGTCGTATGTGGCATAACGCGTGATGGCCAGAACGCTGCCTGATACCGCCGCTGCTGTCGCCGCTGCTGTGCTGGTCAGTGTGCGCGTTGTCGCCGCCCAGGGATCGCCCGCTGCGCCCGCGTCGCTGATTGCCTTGCCGACGCTGCCTGTTGTCTGATGCGCAGAGGTGAGAGCATTGAGCACTTCATCCTCGATGGCCTGCGCCGTTGGCGCCGCCGCCGCGTCAACGAGGTCACTCACGCGCTTGGTATCGGCTGATTCCTGCCAGACGAACGCCGAGCGCGATGTGCCGTCAATTGTCGCGGTGATGTACATGCTCACCAAATCGCCCGCCGTGAGGGCTGGCAGCGTCACCGCCCATTTGTAGGGATTCGCGCCAGTGATCGTCACAGCCGCCCCATTTGCGACGCCGTTGACGTAGAGTGTTCCCGCTGGCCCGACTGTCGGCGCTGTCGGCGCGCCATTCAGCAGACAGACGAACGCCTCGGCACATGCTTGACCGCTCTTAACCATGTTAGACTCCTACTCCGCTACGTAATGGCGAGATGAACATACCGCCGCCGCCTGTACCTGCGCCTGACTGCACCGCACCCTTATCCGGCTTTGGCGCTGTACTCGTTGTCAACCCTGGCCATACCAGCGGATAGCCGTCCTCTGTCACGCCAGCGATCACACCGTTGATTGAGAAGTTTCCCGTTGCCGCGCTCACCCATGCGCTCGCGGCCAGCGCGTCGTTCGGCGTCACGGCCATGTGAAACTTGCTTGCGTCTGACTCGTTGCTGGTATTGTTGAAGTAGGCGTTTCCTGCGCTGATGATCGTCCCCGCTTGCAAGCGCAGCGCCACACCGCCCGCCCCACTCCATCCCTCGATGATATTGTTGAGCGCAATGCCCATCTCGGTCACGTAGATGCCGTACTGCGTATTGGCGGCGCTGCAATACACGCTGTTGTTGGCGACAAGCGCACCGGCGCGCTCTCCATAGATGCCGTAGGTGCTGGTATCTGTTTGGAGTATGACAACGTTGTTGACACACACGGCTGAGTTTCCATTGAGATAAATGCCGTATGTCGTCGGCGCTCCAATCATGTAGTTGCCATAGACGACGCCGCCGGGAACGTTGCCGTTACCCACGCGCACCATAGATGCCCCTGTCAGATCGTGCAGGTAGCAACCGATCAATGCGCCGACAGCGCCGCCCGTGCCATACAAGAACGGAACCCCGCTTGACGTGTGAATCTCGCAGCGTACCACGAACGCCCCCGGCCCTACGGTGATTGGTGTCGCCGTGCCGGTGTTGCCGAGCTTCATGTCGATGAATGACACGGGCACAGTCGCGCTATTGTAGACGGAGACATTCCCGCCGCCGTTGTTGATCTCGCCGCGCCCACCGTCTCCCGCTGCGCTTGTGTACCCCTGGATAATCAGGGGCACAGATGCTGTCGGCGTGCCATAGGTTGCCAGACTGATAGCAGCCGCCATGACCTCAGCCGTGCCCGCCTTGATATTGATGCGGTCGCCGTTGGTCGCGTCACGCGTGATTTGCGACAGCGCATAGGCCAGATCGCCGAACGGGTCGCCGATCGAGCCTGCGCCGGAATTGCCATTGATCGCCGGATCGACGTACCATTCTGTTATTGCCATGACGCCCCCTATTCGGCGTTGATCCCAGCCAGCCGCACGCACAGGCCAAGCCGCGTGGCGTCTTCCCACGTTGCAACGACAGCGGCCATATCAGCGATCATCGAGACAAGCTCGGCGCGCGTGATCTCACCTGCGCCGGCCAAACCGCCCGTGTTGGGAATCATGTCAGCAGCGACGAGCGCGGCCATCGCCCCGCGGAACTCGCTTTTGTTGTCTCCCCACAGCGCCCCTACCTGCTTCCACAGGTTGACGACGCGCCGCATTTCTCCCACGCTGGGGCGAATGATCGGTGTCAACACGTTCTGAATAGCGTCCTTCTGTGCCGGTGTCAAATCTGCGTATGCCATTGTCGTTTCTCCTGTCTGTTGCGTTCGGCGTACTCGTTGTGCAGCATCTAGTATCCCCTCTGACACTCCCCTTCCCAGACCGTTCCCACGATGACTTTCTGCGTTGCAATCCACGTGACGCCTTGCCGCGCCTGCGGGTTGCCTGACGGCGACAGCGTACAGGTGTCGGCGTATAATGGCGCGATCGTCCAATACACCCACTGGCCGTTGAGCGTGAAACAGGCGTCGGTGCCTGACCAGCAGATGACAGGCAATGGCAGGTCAATGCGGCACGCGCCCTTGTCATTCAGCCAGCACTTCGTCCACGGCGTCAGGCCGCTGAATCCGTTGCTCGTCCCATACATCACGAAGCCGGTCAGTGGGTGTGTGTTGCCATCCGGCGTGACATACTTGGCGTAGAACGTCATCGAGCCGATTGGCACGTCTGCCGATGCCACACTGACCACGAACGCACACAACAGGATCGCCAGAAGCACGCGTTTCATGTTCTCACCCTCTGCTCACTCAATGCGACAGCGGTTGCTATGACTGCGTGCCGATGATTGCCCCGTCCGTGTCACTGGTGGGCGCGCTACTCTTGATGCGCACGTCGCCTGTCGCGTCAATCCAGATGTGATAGCTTCCCAGAATGGCATGCACGCCGTCCCAGGCGCTGCTCCAGCCGGGCCCAGGGTTGGCCTCCAGATGCTTGATGCGCCGCTCCAGCGCCGCAATCCGTGACAGAATATCCGGCCCGCTATCATAGCTTGGCATTATACCTCCACCACATGCGGAATCGCCCGCGTCACGCTGTCGGCGTCAAGTGTGACCTTGACCGCGCTGACAATGCCATCCATCGAGAACTCCCGATACTGGCGGCGTGCGAAGATCGTCACCTTGTCACCCAGCCCCCACGTCGCCATGAATGAGGATTCGATCGGCTGTGCTGAGAGCGTGCGTAGTGGCCGGAACTCGCGCAATGCGGCGAGGGCTTCCGCTTGTAAGTCCGCTGTCTCACTGTAGCTGCGCGCATCCTTCCAGTATTCGCGCCGCCCGTATGCCGTCACGTCTGCCGTTGTGCTCCGCTCCTCAACGATGCGCTCCGCACCCTCGCCCTGGCCGGCGGCGTAGATGTAGTTGAAATGCTGCGTGATGTCGCCGGTGTAGTCCATGCTGGTGACGTTGCGCTGTCCGAGCGACCAGACGCATTCGACGTTGACGCCGTTATTGCGTGTCCTATCCACGCCCCACAGCGGGTACTTCGTTGTGAACGTGCAGCCGGAAGCGGTCGGCACAAAGCGGAAGTAGAAGCTCTGCTCGCTGGCCAACTCTTGCAGCCGGGTCAACATATCCTCGCCGCGCCAGCGCTTGTGCACACTCGCGCATTGGTGCAGGTCATCGGCGACGGTCAGATCGGTATAGCGGCGCGCCGCGGCTGCGCTTGCGCCCAGGTGTCGCCGCACATACGCCTTCGCGACATCGTCGGCATGGTCTGTCTGCTCATCGTAGTCTTGCCCGGCGTCTGCCAACAGCACGCGCGCCTGCGCATAGTCAGCGTGGTCAAGGCCGCGCACGGTGTAGGTGTCGCCGGATGGTGCGCTGTCGGGGATTGTCCAGCCCTCGCCCATGATGCGCCCGCCCCAGATCGGCGCGCCGTTGCGCAGAATGAGCACGCGCCGCATGAGGGTGAGCGATGCCGTGATCGGGTCATTGGCGGCGACAGATAGCTCTTCCAGCGGGCCCATGCCGTTGACGGCCAGCCAGAACGCCAGTCGCACCGGCTTGACCCGCCGATATTTGCCATAGGATGTATCGAGCAGCCACACGGTATACTCTGACATGACGCCTCTTAGCTATCCGCTGTGTACGTCACTTGGAAGCCGATGAAGTAGACAATATTGCCAACGGTGTCTTCCGCTGCGTCGCCGTCGCGGAAGAATTGAACGTACACAGCGTCGCCAGCGGTTGCTTGTGTGACCGCAATCGCCGCAACAGCGGTCAACTTTCCCGCTACCAAGACCTGCACTGCTGTCGAAAAGATGTCGCTATTATGGACGCCGAAATCCTCAGTAAGCGCGCCCGCCCGAAGCTGCGCGGAGCAGTAGCAGTCGCCGCTTGCCGCACCGTGGACAAGTGCGCTGACAGTCATGCCGCTGACGTAATCTGACGGCATGTAGAATACCCCGTAGGCTGTCACGTTCTTATTGTCGATCATCTGCTGACCGTCTGCCCCGGCTATGCCGAACGCACTATCTGAGCCGTTGTAGACCAGGCCTGGGACAATAAACGTGCGCGTCCTGTTAGCAATCCCCGCCGCCGTGATAGCACCTGCTTCCACCATCGCCGTTTCGATGTCGCTGTTGAAGTGCAGGAACACGCGTTCGCTTGTGCATGTGACCACGCCGCCGGTCGTGATGGACGCCTGGGCCAGCGACACTTCCCACGTTGTGCCATCGGTCTGGGTCAACGAAGGAGCAGCCCCGCCTTCCGCACCAGGCAAGAGCACCAGCCGCACCGTCTGCGCCGTGTAGTCAGCCCGCAGAATCACGCGGTCAATGCGTGTCGCCGCGACGGGTGTTGCAATCGCCAGCGTGGTCGCGGCGCTGTTATTGTAAAACTTGCCGTTGACGAGGGCGCTGCCCGTATTGACACTGAGCGGTGTCGCCGTCCCCGTTACGGCCAATTCGTTGCCAATATTGGGAATGACACACTCGTTTGTCGAGTCCGAGCAGAAGAGCTTTTCGTACCAGTTGCTGAACGCGTCCGCTGTGTACGGGCCGCAATCGCCTGTGCCGCCTGCGCCTGAATCACCCGGCCACGGGAAAGATAGTTGCGCCATGTGTTGCCCTCCTAGACTGCTAGATACCGCTTGGTATATGTCATCAGCACGCCGCCATTGCCAGCGCCCATCATTGTCACGCGGATTGTGTTCGCACCTGGCCGCAAGCTCCAGAACTGCGTTGTATCAGTGATCTGATTGGTCACGTCCGTATCGCTGTTGTCTGTGGCGTCATGGAACGTCGCCGACAGCGCACTCATGTCAATGTCGATATAGTCGCCGCTCTCCATTTCCTGCACCACCTGGGCCAGCTTGTCCAGGGTCACACTCTCCACGCGGGGATGATCGGCAGGGCCATAGCAGCGAATGACCGGGAATGTCGGCATTGTTCCGGCGTAGATGATCGCTTGCCGCGTCGTGACGTTTGCCGCGTCGAAGGAAAACGGGAACTCTAGCGGCCAGGTCACGCCGCCGGAGTCGTCAGCTGCCGTCAGCGTCAGCGGGAAGGTGAAAGAGAACGACCAGCCGCCGCCCGGCTGCACGCCGAATGACTCCGTGACCGCAACCGGGTCATAGAACGTGGGGTCAGGCGCCCAGTAGGTGAGCACGCGCCGCCCCAACATTGGCCCGTTCATGTCGCCCGTGTCGCCGCTGTACTCGACCAGCCAGGCGTCAATGCGCCGCTCGTTGCCGTCAGGCCGTAGCACTTTCAGCACGCAGCGCTGCGTGGGGTCACGGAATGGCGAACAGTTGTCACGCAGGGCGTTGTCACGCGCTACCCATGCCGCATGTGACGTGTCGCCAATGCCGATAGCGATACTCATCTCACGCGCCGGCATGTATGGCTCGCCAATGACCGTGACGCCATGCTCATACGGCATACGCTCCGCTGCCACGTCAAGGCGCATCAGGCCGAAGCCGAACATGCCGCCGATTTCCAGCCAGGTATTGACGCCATCATTCAGCGGGTACTCGACGCCATCCGGGTCAATGTGAAAGAAGCGGTAGCTGCTCATGTTGCGCTCCAACGCATCTTGAACTCCAGGGCGCGAGCGGCGCGCTCCGCGTCCTCCGCTGTCTGGCCTTTCAGGATTACCGCCAACTGCGCCAGCGCCTCGCCGCCGAATCTGTCAATCTGTGTCTTGCCGCCCGCGCTGGATGATCCACCGCCGCCCCCACCGCCACCGCCGCCCGTTGGTCGTGTGGTCGTTTGCGGGTCTACGGTCGGTCTGCCGCCATACGTGAACGGGTTGCTAGGGTCGTAGACGGTCTTGCCCTTTTTCACATAGCTTGGCGGCGGCTTTGTTCCCGTGCTTGGCGGCTTGAATTCGCGCCCAGTGGGTACTTCTATCTCAATAGGCTCAAGGCCAGGGTGAGTCGGATCGCCGGGCACGGCGGGGATGCCGCCCCTGCCTGTGCCGCTGATGATGCGCTGCGCCTCTTGCGCTGCCGCAACCGCCACATTGACCATGCTCTGCGCCTGACGTGCCACTTCCGGGATCATGGCGTAGACGCCGTTGGCGAAACCCAGGCCGAAGTCAATACCGATGTCGTGTGTCACTTCCGACGGTGAGTGTGAGAGTAGAGCATTCTTGATTGCCTGGATAGCCTGCCACGCCAGGTTCGCAGCCGCCGACGCCAGCGCGCCGCCCATGCTGCCCACGCCATTGATCATGCCTTGTATCAGGTCTTTGCCGACTTCCACAAGAGAGAAGTTACCAATGGCCTTTTTCACGTCTTCAAGGAACGTGTTGACGTTTGTCTTGACTTCTTCCCATTTCAGCGCGATCGCCGCCCGTATCTGCTCCAGCTTCTCGCCAAACATGATCTTGAGCAGCGCCAGCGCCACGTCAACGATCCCCTTGATCGCGTCAATGGTCAGGCTGATATGCTCCTTGATGCCTTCCCACAGCGTGCGCGCTGTTTCCTTGATGCTCTCCCACGCTGCTTTCCAGTCGCCTTTGAGGATGTTGGTAAATGTCGTTATAACGCCCTGAATCACGTCAACGGTCGTCTGTATCACGTTCTGAATCAGCGCCCAGACCGTGTTGACCGTCGCCATGATCGCGTCGTGCTTCTCAGCCCACAGGCGCGAGATAACGTCGATCGTGTTGCTCACGACTGACTGCACGAACTTGATCGCCGCGCCGATGAAGTCCTGAATCGTGTTCCATATCTCTTGTGCTTTACCCAGAATCGCGTCACCATTCTCAGCCCAGAACGTTTGCACTGCCGCCATGATCGTGGTGATCGTGGTCTGGATAAACGTGATCGCTTGCTGCACATAGGGCATGATGAAGTCAAGCACAGCCTGCGTCTTCTCTTGAATGCCGCCCCAGTTCTCCGTCCAGGCGACGGCCAGGAGCGCAACCGCGCCGATGATGAGCGTCACGGGGTTGACAAGCGCAGCGATTGCCCCACCGATAGCGATGATACCCGTGAGGATGGCCGCGCCCGCCAGCACAACACCGATAGCGATGAGCGCGTTTTTCAGCCCCTCAGCGTGTTCGCTGACGAAGGTCTGCACCACGCCCGCTATTTGCCAGAAGGCGGGGATAACGTTGTCTTGGATGAATGCGGAGATTTGCGCGAAGGCTGCGGAGGCCATGTCAATTGCGCCCCGGATGTCAACACCGAATATCTCATAGACGCCATAGGCCAGCGCGTCGAGCGCCCCGCGCACGTCTCCGGTTGCCAGGCTTGTCAGCATGTCAGAGAACGTCGCAATCGCCGCCTGCACCTCTCCGCTATTGAGCGCCGCGACAAGGCCGCTTGCCATGCCCGTAAGCGCCGGAAGGAGTGCCCCGCCGATTGTCTCCGCAACGTTGCCCAGGTTGTTTTTGAGGATGGTCAACTGCCCGCTGAACGTCTGCCCGGCTGCCTTCGCTGCGCCGCCGAACTCTGTTTCCAACTCTGCCAGGATGATCTTCTGCGCGCCTGCGATGTCGCCCATCTCGACCATCTTCTCGATAGCCGCTTTCTGCGATTCTGTGAACTTGACGCCGACGCGCTGTAGCGCTGCAATGCCGTCAACCGGTGCATTGAGCGCCTTGCCCAGCTGCATGGCCGATGATTTCAGGTCTTGCCCCAACGCCTGCGACATGTTCAGCACGGTTTCTGTCGCGGCAGGGAAGACTTCCTTGCCGATGCTGGTAAACGTGAGCAGCATGCTTTGAGCGCTCACAATGGCGTCGTCCTCGAACATGGTCAGACCGCCTAGCTCATTGGCCAGGCCGGTGATTGCCTCTTTGGACATGCCCGCCGCACCAGCGGTGGATTTCAGCACGGCGTCAAGTTGCTTGTCGATGACTTCCGCTTCCATTGCAGCCTTGACCGAGAACGTCAGCGCGCCCGCAAGCGCGGTTGCGCCCGCGGTGGCCGCAATCAGGCCAGCCTTTGCAATGCCGGATGCAGCGCCGCCGAGCTTCTCTAGCGCGCCCGTCTGCTCTTTCAGTGGCCCGCTGATCTCATCCTTCATAGACATGACCAGTTCTAGCGCTGCATTTGACGCCATGCTATTTTCCCTTGTGCTTGCTGTGGTATGCTTCGCCGATAGCCCGCTTCTGGAGCCGGATACCCAACTCTGTCACCATGTCCCAGGGCTGCGCATTGTACTCGTCATCTGTCCAGCCGGTCGCTTCGATGACCATGATCTCATTGCCATAGCGTGAATGTGGCACGGTGTTGCGCAGCCCCTTGTAAAGCATCTCGTACTCTTTGGCTATGCTGCGCTCCCAATCGGTGTCTTCTTTCCGAAAGGGTTCCGCTTGGCGACCTCGTCCTGCACTTTCTCGATGAGCGGGTCGTCAACGTCGAACTTGGTGATGAGCGCCTTGTCAAACGGGATCGGCGCACCGTCCGCGTCAAGCAAATGCCAGTCAACGATAGCCGACTCCAAGAGCGCCTGGAGATAGCCGCCAACGGCGATCTCGCTCTTGTTGTCTTCGATCGACATCATGGCCGTGTACAGCGCGTTACGATCACCAACGGACAGCTTGGGCTTGATGTCTACCCACTCACCCGGATAATCAGGATGCTCGACGCGCACCGGCGCGCTTGGGACAAAGTGACTACGCGTTCCCATGTTTCTCCTTATGCGCTAGTATGAGAAGTAGAAGCCAGCCGGTAGGTCGTGCACCTCTGGCTGCGTGTGCTCTAGTTCCTTGATGACAGCCAGCCGGTCATGCTGCACGCCAAAGCCTGCTTCGCCCTTGCTGGCGATCACGTCTCGCGCCGCCTCGACAGACTCAGCCACCGCAAACGCAATGCCGCCGTATTCGACATTGAACACGTCACGCCACAGATAGAGCTTCATGTGTTATCCTCAGGGCAAAGCTGAAAGTTCATTGACAACCACCAGCCCGCCCGCGCCTGTCCCTGTTGGGCCGGAGATAATCGCTGTTGCATCGGCCACGCTGTAGACCACACGGAAAGGAAGCGGTACGGTATTGTTGCCGTCGAGGTCTTCCAACTCCGGCACATCGGTGTACTGAATCGCCGCATCGAAGATCACGCTGTGCTTGCTGTAGGTTGTGCCGCCTGTCGCCACCGCGTCGCCCTCGAAGACAACCTTGACCAGGCGAACCGTGCCAGCCCGTGCAAAGTTCAGTTCAGCCTCACCCGTGGCGTCGTGTTCGTAGGTGATGACGCCGGTGATTTCGTTGCCTTCCTTCTGGCCGTAATACTTGGGGAAGGTATAGAACAACTCGCCGTCGCCGGTATGCACCGGCTTCCATCCCCCGCCCTCCACCTCGAAGCCCATGAACGTCTGCGTCTTCTGTGTGTTGAAGCCCGTTGCGCCGGTCGCGTCAACGTACAGCTTCGCTTTGGGGAGGTAGTGCAGCGCCACAGACGGATTTGTGCCGGTGAATGCGCAATCTGTCCACTGCCGCCCGACGATGTCGGCGTTCATCATCAGTTCCTCTCCTGCCGCCCACTTCAAGCCCCACCGTGTGGCGAAACAATACGACGCCTCGCCGCTTTCCGAGTCGTCGCCGCCTTCGATGGTGTAGGGGTCTGGCGCGGTGTTGGCTGCGGTGATCGGGAAGGGGTAGATGTAGGCGTACGCCGAACCGTCCGCGGCCGCTGCACTCACGCCGCCCGCAACACCCATGCCAAAGATGTGCGGCAAAATCTCCGTTGTGGCCGGGCTGTCGTCAAGCGTGATCTCGACGCCTTCCTTGCGGATGTAGCTGCCGGATGTCGGAAACACAAACTCGCTGCCCTCGACCGGGAAGGCGCGATCCTGTGCATCCTTCATCATGCCCTCTGCCTGGAGCAGAACATCACACGATACTGCAGTCCCGGCTGTGGTCTCTTTTCCGATCTCGATCCTCGAAAGGGCACGGATACCCATCGTATTACCCTCCACTTGACTATTGTGTCAAGAAACGCTATACTTGTGTCTGTGGACCTAGAGCGGCCTCATGAACCGCTGACACTCATTCCCGTGATGAGGTCCACACACACGCCACGGGACAACAATCTCACACGGGAGAGACATAATGCCACGACGCACAGTGCCTGTTATTTGCGCCCAGTGCGGCGCTTCGTTCACCAATAGCCACAACGGGTGTAAGTATTGCTCCGCTTGCCGCACAATTACCCAAACGTGCCCCGTCTGTCATAAGCAATTCACTACCTCTAGAAGCCACCCCACCACTACCTGCTCCGGCCACTGTTCCGGCCTTCACAGATGGCGTGATGCTGAGCACCAGCGTGCAGAGCACCGTCCCCGGTGTGCTCAGTGTGGCGGCCCAATCACCCGCAAGTGTATGAACTCCGGTAAGCGCACGCCAAAACACGTCTTTTGCTCTCTGGTGTGCACGGGTCAATGGCAATCTTCCCACCGTGTCGGCCCCGATCACCCCCGATGGAAAGGCGGATACCCACCATACTATGCCCCGCACTGGCGCGACCAGCGCGCTCTTGTACTCGATCGCGATAACCATACATGTCAGCGTTGCGGCATCACTCAGCAGCAGCTAGACGCACAACTTCACATTCACCATATTCGCCCGCTGCTTTCCTTTGGCGAAGACTACGATGCAGCCAACGCCCTGACGAACCTCATCACTTACTGCCCGTCATGTCATTCGATTGTGGAGAATGCGTCTTAGTCCTGTGTTCGTCGCCGTATGCTTTATCCACATACACCCATTTTGCGTGCGGGCTTGTGACCGTTGTGTCAACCCACTGCTGAATACCGCACTCCTCGCATTTCTGTGCAAAGTACGTATCCTCCGTGGGCCATCCAAAGCTGCCATCGTCCGTGTACTTCTGCGGGTAGGAGTAGGCAAACCACGGTGCAGGGATGGCCTCGAAGACCCGCCGATCAATGCAGATGCTCCCCGTGCCCAGCGCCGCCACCTGGTGCAGGCCCGGCGGCCAATCCTCATAGGTGTAGTAGTTGCGATTCTCATCTCTCAGGAAGGCCAGCGCCTCGTACGGCTCGCCACGCCGGTAATTCAAGCCCCCCACAACCTGGTACTTGTCTCTGTCTTTGACCGCCCAACGTAGGAGCTTGTGCACCACTTCCGGCGGGTGAATGTGGTCAGCGTCGAGCATAATCAGATGCGTGCAATCGCTCTTGAGTAGCTCTTGGGCCATCCTACAGCGGGTCAGGTCGATGCGTCCGTAATCAGTCCAGACTTGCGGCCAGCCCTGCGCCCATATGCGCGCCATTGCTTGCAGCGTCTCCCCGTTGACCGTGCCTGTGCGCTCGACCGGGAAGCCGAGCAGAGGCTTGATGTTCATGTCCTCCCCTATGTGCACACTGTCTGATGCTTGAATGTCACCAAGAAGCGAATGCAAATCGTCTTGACGTTGCCCGCCGCCCAATCCATGACCATCAGGCGCCAGGGGACGGGGTAGACGATCGTATCCACGCTGGCGCTGATTGTCGGATTGGCTGCAAGCATGTTGCTGATACTGTCCACGTATGGCGTCAAGGTGCGAATGTCCCACTTCAGGTCACGCCGGGCCACGTGAATATCCAGCGTCACGGTGTCAACGTTCTTGCGCCACGTTCCGCCCATGCCGGTCATGTCGCCTTCATAGGGCAGGCAGACCGAGCAGGGAAAGATAGTCGGTGCTTCGGTCGAATACGCCGGGGCTTCGCGGATCCCCGTCACGTTGAGCACCAACGCCTGTAGCGCGGTAATCGCTGCCTGTACTGCCATCACTTCCCCCAATTCTGCGCAATCTCGTCGCCCAGCACGCCAACGAACGTGTTGATGCTGCCCGATGAATCCTCAAAGCCGCCTTGCAGGAACATGCGGGCAGGAACGCCCCGGCTTGTGCCGAACTCCTGGAATGGCGCATAGAACACGTCTGTGCCGACTTTGGCATATTGCGGCGGGCTTGCGCCGTCGATCTCATAGGCTATGCTGTTCGTGAGCCGCCCCGTGTCAACCGGCATTCGTGGCCGCTTGCGTGCGTTGCTCTGCACGGTGATGCTGGCCCGCTCCCAGAAGCGCCGCAATGGTACGGCGTAGAGCGACGGCTTGAGCTTATCCAGCACCGCCGCAAGGCCGACAATCTCGACCTCGACGCCGCCGGCCATCAGAGTCTCCCCGTCAGTACGCCCCTAAGCATCCAGATGCAGGCCACAAGTACGATAATTGACCCGATCAGTGACCATTCTTGGTGTGACAACATGGTAATAACAATTGGCATTCCAGCCATCAGCCTACCCCCATCTTGCGGTACGGTGCAATCAGCCGCTTCACATCCGGGTCAAGCGCCGGTATGGTCATCTGCCCGGTTTCCACGCTCCCCATGACGCCGAACGGCGCATCACGGCGCTTGTAGAGCCGGAAGGCCTCGATCATCGTCGCCGTGCGGATCACGTCAGGAATAGCAGGCCAGCCCCACTTTGCCGTGATCTTGCAGCCCCGGCGATTGCGCGGGAAGACGTACTGGCCCAGCGGCGTGATGCGTAGCGCCGTGATCGGCCTGCTGTCAGCGATGGCGTTCTCCGGCTCGGTGTCGTAGTCCGTTGACGCCCAGGTATAGTCATAGTCGCGGTCGTCGTCGTCGTCGGTCTGCACAATCAGCCCGGTCGCTGTGCCGATGTCGTCAACGCGCAGGTAGTCGCCGTCTTCCGCCGTGTAGTAGCGCGCCGATGCTGTAGCGTCCAGGTAGAAGTGCCGCCCCGTCTCGTTGTCAATGGCGCGTGACGCGGCTTCGATCGCCGCCTCAAGCCGGGCGTCGTCTGTCGTGTCACTGGCGACGGTGATGCCGATCTCGCCGCGCAACTCCGATAGGGTGATATAGCCGTGTGTTGCCATTGCCTACCTCTTGTGTTTCGTGGCCTTGACCATGCGATCATGTTCCGGCTTGTCTGGTGCGCGTTCGTCAAGCGGCATAAGCAGCCCTTCGCTCATGCTGGATATGTTTGCCGCGTGCTGTGTGTGCTCGATGATGACGACATCGCCTTTCACGTACAGGTTGCCGTCTATCTCGCACGCCCGTGTGACCATGTACCGTGCCATGTTGTCCTTTGTGGGGAGGCGAGTCGCCCCGCCTCCCCGTTGCTACTGCTAGCCTGCTTTCACGTTCACGGTGTCGACCTCAGCCCAGTCAAGCGTGAAGAAGCCGCTGGGTGTGGTCGATGCGCCGGTGAGGAACAGGATCACGGACGCCGGGCCGATGACGGGCACCAGGTCGTCGATGACGTAGTTGATGGTGTACTGGTCTGTGGCGTTGGCTGCGAAGGCCGCAGGCACAACGTCCTGATACAGAGCGCGCACGCCCACCATGGCCGCCTCGGTGATGACGCCGCCGGATGGTCCAACGACAGCCGAGGTGCAGGCGCTCGACGCGCCGCCCGACTTCCAGTTGAGCGGAGTCAAGGCTGTGCCGCCGGATGTATAGCTGTCCGTCTGGGTGTAGACCCAGGCGATTTCGTTGAGTGTGCCAGCTGCTGTTTCCAGAGACAGGTTGAGGCGGTGCGGGAAGACGGTCGTGCCGGTCGGGACGCTGAACTGCACCCAGGGAACAGTCAGCACGATGCCGCCGTTGTCAGCGGTCGCGCCGCTCAAGACGGTGCCGATGGTCGTCTGCTTCAGGTTGAACATGCGCCCGCCCAGGGCGAACAGGTCCCACTTGCTGGCGTAGGCGGGAATGCCCATGCGCAACAGGGGATTCGGCGGTGTGTTGCCGTCGCCCAGCGACAGCAGGGAATCCTGGCGAACTTCATAAAGCGTGGTCATTGTCGTCCTCCAAATGTGTCTACACGGCTTCGGGCCGTGAGTTGGTGCATCTATCTGTGTTGCTTAGATGCCTGAAACGTTGAGCAGCACCCAGACGATAACCTGCAAGTCTGCGCTTGTGCCGTCCCAATCGGCGCTGGTCGTGATCTTGCAGCCAACGAGCGCATTCTTGGCAAAGGCGTTCGCGCCGCGCTTGCACGCGTCGCTGCCATAGGCCAGGGTGGTCATGGCGATCTCAGGATCGGAAACGGCTGTGCCGGAGAGGTTGGGATTGATGGTCAACGAGCCTGCTGTGCCTGCCGTGTCCAGGTTGGAGCTAACGCCGATGATCTCGCCTGCAAACGGCATAGTGTAGTAGACATTGAGCGCAACGGAGTTGTTGGCGTCGGTCGTCTTGAGAGCGACGGCGGTCTGTGACGCGGCGACAGCGTCCTGTGCAAAGTACAGCGGGACAAGCTGCCATGCGGAAAGTACGCGATTGATTTGCATTGTGTTGCCTCCAAGATAGGCGGGGAGGGGTTAGCTCCCCGCCATCAGATTGCGTTACGCACCAATGTTCAGGTAGTACAGGACATCAGCCCATTCCATGCCGCTGGCTGCGCCGGTCGGTGTGAAGCGGCCCAGGCCCAGGCGCAGGCTGGACGTAATGAAGGTCTGGTCAACGCCAGGGCGGCGCTCTGTTTCGATCTTGATGCGCCGACGCCAGCCCCATTTCAGGCCATTGCGGTTGAAGGTCACGACTGAGCCGTAATCCTCATTCGATGTTGCGCCAGTGTCCATGTAGCCGGTCGCGTCCGTCTTGCGCAGGGCAATGCTGGAAATGACAGGGTGGCCCATGATCTTTGTGACCTGGCCGGTGAAGGCGCTTGCTTCGTCGCCCGCCTTGTCTTTGGTCATCAGTTCGTCAATCAAAACCAGCTCGTCAGCGGTGTACGGGTCAACGATGTGCACGAGGTCTTTCGGGTTGTTGGGATGGCCCCAGTCGTGCATGTAGGTCGCGTCAATCATGCGGCCATAGATCGCCTTGAAGAGCACGAGCGATGGCGGCGTGTTGGCGGCGGATGCTTTGTTGCCGGTGTTGTCAACCAGACCGACGTGCCTGATACCGTCCAGAGCGCCGGAGTAGTGCGTCGCGCCCACGGTCAGATTGGCGTCATTGATACCTGTGGTCACGGTCGTGTCGCCGTTGAGGGCGAGCGCGTCCTGGTAGAAGGCCAGCGAGAGAGCAGCCTGGCGGCGCAGGAAGGGGATAAACGGGATAATGCTGTCCTCTTCCATCTCGCCACTCCACGCCTGGCGGATCACGAACTTCTTTGCTGTGACGGTCACGCGGTTGCTGCCGGTCTTGACGGTCGCATACGGCGTGAGGTAGGTCGCGTCGGCGTCGGTGTTCTCAGCCACAAACGTCATGGCCGGGAAGTCCACTTCCACGGGCAGGTAGGCGGTCGGTGCGGTCATCTCGAAGGAACCGATCAGCCCGGCGACGCGGGACTCAGCGCGAGCCGCTTCCCACATATCGCCCACGTACTGCGCGCCGATCAACTGCGAGCCGTAGCCACTCTCGGCGGTGTCCATCGCGCGCACAGCCGCCTCGTACTCAGCGCGGTTGTGCTTGTTGACACGCGGGAACATGTTGTCGATAGCCGTCTTGTCCATCTCGCGGATCTGCGCCTCTGGGATATACTGCGCTTCGCTGACGGCGTTGAAAGCATTGGCCAGGTCTTCGCTCGGCCCGCGCTTGCCGCGCTCTTTCTCAGCGACCATGATGTCGTGCAGGAACTCGATGTCAGCGGTGTTGAGATTCCAACGGCTGAACTTCGAGCCGATCAGCTTCTTGTCTTCCGCGCCAAAGCGCATCTTGCGCTTCCATTCGGGATCAGCGGCCAGGGTGTCAAACTGCTCCTTGACCAGCTTGCGAATCTTGTCGTCGCTCACGTTCTCACCAAGCGCCTGCAAACGGGCGCTGATGTCCTTCAGAAGTTGCTCGTCCATGCTACACCCCCATGCGTGTCAGAGATTCGGCCCATTCCCGCGCCACGCCCGTCAAGTCAATAGTGGTGTAGGGAACATCTTTTTCCTCACCATCCATGACCACATGGGCAAGGCGTTCCGGTTCAGGCTTGTCCTCTGCTTTGTCTTCTTGCTTCTTTGCGCGCTCGATGACTGTCTGGATAAGGCTGATTGCTTGCTCCAGGTCGGCGAGGTTGCGCGCACTCAGCACCGCGCCGATCCGCTTGTCGATGTCTGCCATGTCGCCCGTCTGCCAGAAGTCGGGGCTATCATCACCGGCGATCTGGGCAAGCTGCCGGCCAAGATCGGCCATAGCACGCTGCGTTCGCTGCGGTAATGCGGCGGGGTCAAGGGGTATGGGGACGATGCTCATCTCGAGAAGCTCGTTCTTCGGCTTCCCGTCTCTGAGAACCTGCTCCCAACCAACGCTTGCCCCCATCATGCCCTTGATCGTCTTGGCGCGGACTTTCATCGCAAACTCGTCGTCAACATCGAAGGCCACCGACATGACCATGTTGCGCCCCTCAAAGCCGGGTGCGCCGGTGCCAATCGGCAGCGTGTTGCCGCTGTAGTCGTGGGCGTAGAGGATAACCGGATGCTGCAAGAAGCGGTCAAGCAGCCAATCCTCCATGCGCAGGTCAACGCCGTCACTCTTGACGCCCTCGGTCGATGCAATGAAGCGGATTGGCGCATCCGGCGTATCCTGCTCTGTCGGCTTCTGTGCGAACGCTCGAATGAATTGAATCATGGTGTACCCCCTACTTATCCAGCACGTCGATAACTGCCGTCATGGTGCAGCGACAGTTGATGTCTTCCCCCGCGTCGCCCATTGAGCCGGGACACGGGCCGGAGAAGCCGCCCACGACAAAATCATTCTCAATGGGTATTGGATGCGCCTGGTATTCGTTGTGCGCCTCTTCGTGTGTATCCCGTTGCCGCCCATCAATGGCAGCCAGCCATGTCTTCTTTGTCACGACGCCTGACTGCTTCCATGCCTGCAATGTCCCACCGTTATACGCCCCAATCACCTCGGTGCGTGCGATGGCTTCCGGCGTGCTCTTTATTCTGTCGTGCATCACGGCGTCAACACGTGCGGCTAGCGTCGGAATATCCTCGCCCGCATTGATGCCTTCGATGAGCGACTTCTGCAATGCCTCGTATGTCGTATCGTTGACGTGCTCTGCGAAGCGCTGCGCCCTGGCCAGTAGGAAGGCGTCGACGCGTGGGTCGTGCACATCGAAGCCCATACTCAGCGCCAACGCCTTCAGCGCCGACTCGCCCGCGTCTTCGATGATCGCCGCAATGACAACCTTGACGGCCTCACGGAAGCGCTTGACCCACGTCGCCTTGTCAAACGGGTCATCGGCCACGTCAGCAGGCGAGCGCATGGACCTACCCCGTAGGCGGTCAAGCACGCTCAGTCGTTGCCGGCGGAATAGCTCTTGCACCACTGGCGTGAGTCGCTTCTCCCAAGAGTCGGTTGACCGTGTGAAGTTGAGCCAATAGAGCCGGTGTAGCTCGCTGCCGTAGGCGTAGTCAATCATGCGCGCCATGCGTTCGGGCTGCTTACTTTCCTCCGAAGAAACAGTTTCTTCGGTTTCTTCGGTTTCTTCGGTTTCTTCCTTAGGCGCAACAACAACCGGCGCAGGTGGCGGCTCTGGCTTGTCGCCATTCTCGACCGGCGTCATGGCACTCGACGCCCAGAACACATTCCCCCATGCAACCGGCGTCATCCCCTGCTTCTCGCGCCATTCGTTGATCGTGATCGCGCCCCGGTCAATCTGCCCCTGCGCCATGACCCAGGCCGCCGCGTCGTCGTCTTTCAGCACGGCGACATCAGACGTGTCAAGCTCGATGCTGTCCGCCTGGCCAGGGAACATCGGGAGTAGCTGCTCGGTCAATTCCTGCTCGAGCAGGCGCTTGGCTGGTATGACCGTCTGCGTCCACAGCGCGAGCATGGCGGCGTTCGTGTTCTCGTAGGTGCGCTGCCCGCCCACCAGGTCAAGCGGCACACCATAGGCCCGGCACACGTCTTCCAATGTCCAGCGCAACATGCCCAGGAACTCCGCATCTTTGGGCGTGATACCGACAGACTTTAGCTCAGCCTCAAAGCGGAACACGCCAATCTTGTGTGCCTTGTCGGCGCCCTTGAAACGCCGGGCGATGTCGGTCTCCAGGTCTTTGGCCTGCTCCGCCGTAAACGTCTGACCGCTCTTGGGGCTGATCATGCCGCCCATCTGCACGCCGTTGGCGAAGATGGCCCGGTTGCTCTTCATCGCCGCGCTTGCCGTGTCTGCCGATAGCCGGGCTGCTGCCAACGATGACAGGCCACGATATTGATTGGCCGGGTTCGGGTTGCGGAAGGCGATCACCTCGTCGGGTGTGTACGGTATCTCCTGCTGCCCGTCTGCCGGAAGGTAGCCATAGCCTGCAATGTACTCGGTCGGGTGCGGGTAGACGGTCACGCGATCAGCGCGCCCCCACCAGATTTCACGCGGCGGCTGCTTGCCGCTCATGCCGCGCTCTAAGAACCAGTAATCTTCGCCCCATGAGCACATGCTGTATTCGTGCATGGCGGTCAGGCGTTGCATCGTCCAATGCGGGTTGACCATGTGCAGCAGCTTGTAGAGCGCGCCCGCCGTGACCTCGGTGCGCTTGTCGCCCACGCCGCGATACAGGCGCATGGGCAGACTGGCCAGCGCGTCAGCACGCAGGCGCGCACATGTATAGACCGCATTCGATGTCGCCAGATAGGTGACATACTCGGCAGGCTGGTACTCATCAGGCGTATAGCCGAACGTTGCGGCATTGCCGATGTCGGCGCTTCCGGTCTTGAAGAGGCGTAATGCCGCCCGTAATCTCGTTGTGAAGTCCATAGGCTATACCGCCTTAGTACATAAGAGGCCCATCGAGTGTGTTGCACGCTGCCTGCCAGCCCATTGCCGCCGCCATGACCGTATCATCGTGCATGCCTTCCGGCGCTGAGTAGCGCAACAGGCCGCTGGGCAGGCGTTCCATCTCATAGGATTGCAATTCAGCAATGAGCGTCTTGTCGTCAATGATCGTCGCGTCGCCCCGCTCGAAGGCCAGGGCCAGCGCGTCAATCGCCGCTGTCTTGGTTGCGTTGCTGGTCGTGAACGGCTGCACAGGCAGATTCATGCGCTGTAATGCTTCGACAAGCGGCTGCCCCATGCTGTTTGACTCTGCAATGATCGTGATGGGTGGGTGTAGGATGACCCCGCCCTGGCCATCGTCGCTTGTCCATGTGAATCGCTCATAGAGCGCCTGCAAGCGCCCCAACTGCACGGCGTAGTCGATCTGATTGAATCGGTCGAGCGCACAGAGCGCTTTGAGCGTCAAATCCCAGACAGCGATCACGGTAAAGTCGTTGCTCTTGCCCCAGTCCACCCCGAACGCATAGCGGTGATCGGTGATGGCCTTGTCTTGGCGCAGGGCTTTGGCCGCCTCTGTGATGCGGCGGAAGACGCCGCCGCCTGACTCAATAAACTGTGCTAGCCATTCCTGCTGATAAATGCGTTCCGGGATGCGCTCCGCTGCCATGAGCGCCGCCCGCTGTATGTTGGGGTTGGGGTTTGCTGTCGTCGGGCATTGCCATGATTTGATGTCGCCGTTATCTGTCTGCCCGCGCACCCACTCACGCCAGAACCAGTTACGCCCCTTCGGTGTACTGATCAGGATCGCGTCGCCGTTGACATCGGCCAGGGTGGGCTGTATCGTCTCATACCACACGTCTTCTTTGACGCGAGCAGCCTCGTCGACAACGATCAGGTTGAACGCCTCGCCCAGGATGCTTGACGGGTTGTCTGCCGTGTAGATGCCCAGGCTACCACCATTGCGAAACGTGATCAGGCGCTCCGATTCGTTGACACTGACCAGCTTCGCTTTGAGCAGACGTGCGACAGACGCCTCAGCCATGCGCCACAACGGACGCCCGTTGCGATACTCTGGGACAATCCAGGCCACGCGACCACCGCGCCCCGCACAGTTCATCACGCAGCCACCGCCCAATACCGTCTTTCCGAAGCGACGGCCTGCTGCCAGAACCTTTGTCTTAGCCGGATGTGTCGCTATCTGATACTGGTCTGGGCGCAATCGCGTCCAAACCGGTGCGGTAGTCGATTGGCTGGATGCCAAACGTGAGTCTTTCGCCATCTGGCCCACTCGCCTCGACGCGCTGTATTGGCTCACCCCACAGATAGGCAAACCACAACTTGAGCGCCCATCCTTCCTTGCGTTTCACGCACGCGGCAAGCAGCTTGACAGCATCCGTCTCTGTTATCTCACTGTTGAGCGCGCGGACAATATCGGCCTTGACCTCAAGGGGCTTACGCCCAGGCCCGCCGTCACCGCCCTTCAGGAACCGTCCGCGCTCGTCACGTCCTGTCACGCTTTTCCTTCCGTTTTTTTGCGTCTTGTGGTGCGTCTGCTAGTTCCACTGTCACCCGCAGCAACTCGCCGCGCATCCCTGATAGAGCCATGACCGCGTCCATGCCGGTGTCGTCGATGTCCAGTTTGATGCGTGCCCCGCCGTCGCCTGCAATCTGGATAGCGGATTGCAACATCGAGATAGTCGCTAGAAACGTCACGCTCATAGAGTGACGCCCCCACCATGCGTCAGTTTTCCCGCAATCGTAAGCGGCAGAGCCGCCCGGCGCGTCCACAACGATATGCCGTAGAAACGACGAAACGCCTCACCCATGCGATGACTCGCATAGATGAGGCGTCGGTATTGTGCCGATCATTCCTCGGGCTGCCTGGTAAGGCCGCCTTGTTGACGTGGTGGCTTTCTGAAGGTCTGCCGCTGCTCGACCTCGGCGACAACGCCCGCCCGCACGGTTAGAGTGATTTGGCCGTAGAAGTGTGGGTCAAGCGGAATTGTAGCCAGCCACGCCCAGAATTGCTCTTCAGTTATTTGCTGCGGTGTTGGGGGCACGTAGCCCCTCCAACGCTCATATTTTCACACACGACGCCCGAAGTGTCAAGGTCACAAACGGCTATTTGCTTGATGTTTCGCGCTTCTGGCGCATCTTCTCAGCCCGCGCCGCCCGTCGCCGTGCGTCTGCCTCATCCGCCGCCTTGTCGCGACAGGCCACACAATTGGGCTGGTTGCCGCCGCCGTCAAGCTGAGGGAACTGGCAGCCACAGGTGCGGCATGTGCGCATCTTGCGCGGCGTCGGCGGCTCTGCCGGCAGCAGGTAGTCGAAGGCGATGAACGTGTCGCGATCGGCTGCGCCGTACTGCTCACGCGTGCGCCACTTCTCCAGGTAGCCACGGTCAATGCCGCGCCCGGCGCAGATGATGGGACTGGCGTAGGGGTCACTGTGCATGGGGGCCTCCCACAATCTGCCCCAACAGGAGCATGATCGCAAACAATAGCGAGCCGATGCCGCGCAACTGTGTTTCCTGCCTATTCGACAGGATACATGCAAGGCCGAATATGCCGTTGAGATACGCCACGATCATAATGAAAGTTTCATTGGTCATTCTACCCTCCATGCGTCTTCCTGTAGTTGCGTTCATAAAGCGCCGCCTGGTGTCGCGTTGGCGCATCCATCCACTCTCTCAGCACGCTCAACCGGTGGTCGATGTCGCGTGTGTCGGTGCCGTCCAGGTGCACGCGTTCCCGGTAGAGCTTGCGATAGGCCTTCAGTATCTCAGATTGCGGCGGGTCGATCATCGTTCCCTCCATGCGGCGTCAAGCCTGGCCGCAACCTCGTGCTCCTCGCGCACATCGCGCCATGCCCTGCATAGCGCCACAAAGAATGCAAGCAGCCGGACGGGGATACAGTCACGTAGGCGGGTCATCGCTTTCTCCCCAACGGCCAGAGTATGATTGCCAGCCCAACCAGCCAAACGAGCGCTAGGGCGATGACGGCTGATTCTGCGGTCATCTCTCCCTCCATGCGTCCTTGACGGCTTGCCATGCGGCGCGCATCCCTGCCTTGAATGCTGCAACCTCGTCTTGAAAGTCCAGGCGCGCCCGGTCCACCGGCGTGATGAGGCCCAGGCTTTGCGCTTTGTCCAGGCGCTCGCGACGTTTGGCGTGCGATTCGCCAGCTATCGGCGGCAGGCAGAACTTCTCGCGTATCTCGTCAAGCGTCATCTGTGGCTCGGCTTGCTGTGTGGTCATCCCCCCTCCCCCTGCACGCCACACTGCAATCCCCGGAAACGGGCGTGCTCGATCACCATGATATTCTTGGGATCCGTCATCTCTGCCAGTGCCTTGCCCGCCTCTGCCAGCGCCTTCGAGACAAACACGGTCAGATGCTGGTCGCCGTGCAGCTGCATGTACTTGTCGCACGCTGTCAAGAGGCGATTGGCCCTGGCTTTGGCCGTGCGAATCTCCGGCGACGACGCGAAGTCGAGCAAGACGAACAGGGAGGGCTCGGTCATGGCTTTGCCCGCCACTCTGTGCAGCCGAACGGCATGTGGATAATACCGTCTACTGTCCCCGCAAGACAGGCGAATAGTGCCTCGTTATGCAACGTTGTCCCTGCCACACACCCCGCATTACACGTCGCGCACACCCGCGCCACGGACGGGTGTTCCTCGCACGCAGCACATACCGATGATGTTATCACGCCAGTAACAAGCGCCCTTGTCAGGCACTCAACCGTGTCACTACCGAGAGCGTCAAGCGCCATAACCACATCCAGGCGCTCGGTCAGCACACCAAGTATCACCGTTGTAAGCGTGGCCCGTGCGTCACCAGTATTCACGCCATCACCTCCGCTGGAAAGTTGAGGAAAGCAAACTCACCAAACAAAATGTGGGCTACCTTATCGTAAGCGCGTGCAGCGTCCACCTCACTGGAAAAGCAGCCGATAAACTTGTTCTTATAGTTGTACACGATTTGCGCTCGCCACTTGCAGCGACGCTTTTCCCATGACACGCCCTTGTATTCTGACGTTCCCTTGCGAGGCCGTTGGTTGAAGTTATTTTGCGCCTGCGTACACTTGCGCAAGTTGGCCTTCCTATTATCAAGTGTGTTGTGGAAACGATGGTCAACTTGATCGCCTGGTTCGGCACGCATAACAAGGTGGGACATCTGAATATCGTGCCGCTTCCCATTGCCATCATAAACAGTCGTATGGGCGCGCCACCCGCCCGTTGTTTCGTCTCGCATAGCGCGCCACGGATATGCTGATACTGATTCATAGTCCTCGGCGTCAATGAGAGCAATCTGTCCAAACGTGAGTGGTATCTCGCGTACCGCCTGCTCCAAGTCCGCGTGCAGCCCGATCAGCTTCTCGACGCGCTCAGCGTCCATCATGTGCCTCCAATGCGAGGATGGCCGCACAGATGGCTTCGGCCAGTGTCTTGCCGTCCTCGCCTGCTATCGGGTCATGTGCGTCGTTGTACAACTTTGCCTCGGCGTGGTCTGGTAGCACGATGACGGCATACGCCCCGATACGCTTCTGCGCTAATAGTTCGTTGGCAGCGATGAGCGCATCCTCGTTACGGGTTGACGGCATCCAATTTGCAGCAGGGCGCAGACCGTGGGCGTGTTCCCATTGCGGATACTTGGAATAGCCCGTTTCCAACTTCCACCCTATCTCCCTCGCAACCGCCGCATCCATCTCGCGGCCAGGTGTCAACTCAGCCATCCCCCCTCCCTACTACCACGTCATGCGTACCCTGACGCCGAACAGCAGGATAAACAGCAAGACAATCCACGCCGTGTCGCTCATGGCGTCACCACTGTCAAGACTATGCCCCCTCCTGTTCTGTTTCAATCTTGACAGCATTGGCCGCAACAGGAAGAACAAATAATCGGCCATTGCTTGCGCTGATGCATAGCCCTTCCTGATCGCTCACCTTCAAGTCTGCGCCATCATCCATTAGTACACGAATCATGCGATCCTTCGCCTCGATGACGGTACGCCATTCGTATGTCGTCTTCGTGACTAGTTGCAACTCTTGTATTTTCATCCCCTCACCCTCCCCCATGCGTACTTTCCTCGGTATAGTCGCTGATCGCGTCCGCCGCCCAGACGCAGAACACCACAGCGGCGATGACGAGGAACGCGATGACGCCTAGCACGAGAAGCATGTCGCCCTCCCTATTGCGCCACTGGGCGGCAGACGTTGACTCTGCGGCCCTGGTGGACGACATAGCACGACGGGTCGATGAGAGACGGATTGACGGTAACGACGAGGACAACACGGCTGCCAACTCCCTTCGCCCAATCAGAGATTGCCTTTGCATTCAAGGTCTTGCTCAGTGTTGTGCCATGATTCCATGCGTCTCTCTCGATGTAGCCCAGAACATCGCGACAAGGGAAGATCGTGCAGGCCACGGCAACAGCGTCTCGCACTCCCAGCACACACACGTAGGTATAGCCATTCCAGATGACGTTTGCGACCGCCCGGCCTTCCTGCATGTAGCCGCCCTTGACGAGCGCCTGCCCTGAGATAACCGCCGCCTCGAGCGCAGCGTTGCAATGCTCCGGGTTGTGTGCTGCGCTCGCCGGCGCAGTGGTGAGCATGACGGCAATCAGCGCCGCCAGCAACGGTGCGAGGATGCGCGCCAGGCGCATGGCTCGTTGCATCCGATAGCCCAGGCCGCCGGTCTGACACGCTTCGCACAGAATGTCGGATTGAATCTCACTACATGACACGCCGTATGGTAACTGCCATCCTCTCGGACACCCGTTCATCATAGCCTCCCACCATTGGGCGACGATGTTGTGCAGCGATTGATCCGCAGCCTGCGGGATTATGATGCTATCTTCTCTAATTGCGCCGTAATGTAATCCGGGGATATTACATATCCCCGGTAATTACGTTACGGAATTACGCGTAACTTCCGCGTAACGCTACGTAACGCGTTACGGATTGTCAACTTTCATCCTCATACGGAGCCTGGTCAATCGCGAGTAAACCCCAATTATCCCCCCACTTTTGGAAGCTATGCCCCTTGCCCTTTGCCAGTGTGACGCGCAGCACCTCTCGTTTGTTCCGGTCGATCTCTTGCTTGTCGTCTAACATCCCCAACTCGATAGCCAGGTCGTCAATGGTCATACGCCGCCCGGAAAGGCAGTTCTCAATCTGCTTACGCAAGCTCAGATTCTTGGAGAGGTCAACGTCATCTTTCACGCCGATGCTCTCAATCTGCACGCTGGTAAGTTGCTCATTTTGGTCGTTCTGGTAGGTCATGCCAAAGCCCAGGCCATCCGTCATAAGAGGTCCAAAGTTCACCTTGCGATGGTAAAGACCAACGCGAGTATGAAAGCCCTCTGTGCCTGCGGCTGGTTTGATCTGCCAGACAGACCGAGCCAGATTCGTCTTGTAGACGCTGCCATATGGTGACGCTTTCTGCCCGTCCTGCAAGTTCTTTGCTACGTGGTCGATCAACAGCGAGGAAACGCGCAACTGCCGGAGTGCATTGAACATACGGATGGCGAGTTCCGCTTCGTTCGGATCGCCGCCGCAGGCTGGCCCCAGACTGTCAACAATCAGGAAGGAGATAGCCTTGTCCGCCACCATGTCCTGAATCGTCTCGATGTCCTCTGCCAGCGGGTGATAGCAATACCTGTAAGCGATTTGTGTTGACGGCGTGTTCATGCCCGCGCAAATCGCCCTCACCCGTTCATTCTGTGTCTCTGCCGATGTCTCATAGTCCAGGTACAGCACATTGCCTTGCGTGGGTCGCAAGCCCATAGCGGTCTGCCCCGTCTGCACCAGGATCGCCGCCAGAAGTGCAATAAAGCTCTTGCCTGTTCCCCCTTCACCAAAGATAATAGCCGGCATTCCTTCCGGCACCAATGGGCGCAAGCGATACTTTGTGCCGCCGGATAGTGGCCGATCGCCAATCATCTGTAGCGGCTCACCTTGACGGTGCAGCTCGAGCGTCTGGAAGCACAGCGTCTCCACGATGCCCGGCCAATCAAAGACCTCGTTTGCTTCCTTGAGCTGCTTGATGAGGCTGTTCTTTGCCTGGGTCGATGTCAGATTGACGCGTGCCTGGTGGATATGGCCGGGCGCAACCGGGTCAAGCGACTCGACGCGGATCTCGGCGCTCGTGGACTGGTCGCGCCGGTTATCCGATAGCCGCTTGACGGCGATCTGTAAGTGCTCAGTTGGCCAATAGAAGCGATACCCGCCCGGTGTGTCATAGACCTGCGCGTCAGATGCTGGCATACCCTACACTCCCCGATGAATCTCTGTTGAGACGACGCCCTTCCAATGGCCGGACGGGTTGACGGGCTTTGGCGCCTGCTTGGGCGCTGGCGTGGCCGGCGGCGCAATCGTGACCGTGACCGGCTTGGCGCAGGTGTGCGGCGTGTTGTCCATGTTCATCTTATGGCCGTCGTCATAGCGCTGCACCATGTCGCCGCAATGACACTCAATGATGTCTGTCAGTCGCACCGCCGGGCAATCGTGAATAAGCCCGGTCTTATCCTCGTAGATGCGCCGCTGCGCCGTGGTTTCATGGCCCATGTAGCTGTAGACGATCACACCGCAGACGCATTGACGGCGTTCTGATTCCCCTCTACCAGGGCAACGACCGGAAAGAGCGATCATGCTGTGCCTCCTGTGTTTCCGCCCTACACCACCTCGACCTTCACCTCGATCTTCTTCGCGGCGGCTTCTTTGGCGGCGATGGCGGCGCGAATGGCGGCGATATGGGTAAGCATTCTGCTCTCCCACCTTTCACCAGGCACACGAACACGCCAGCCGTCAGGAGCAACAACATTGATTGCTGTACGGTAGCCGTCAAGCGTTGCCTGCACGCTACCGTCACCCAAAGTCCAATCGGGATTAGCCCTGCGTAGCCACGACTCGCGCAACAGGAGAACAGTAGATACACCTGGCGCTGTCACCTTGATGACATCCGTCCCCGCATCTGCTTCCTCACAGATGCGCCGCCAGTCGATGTCGTTGGTGTCATCGACGAAGAGCGAGTAGGACGTGGCGGGCTTGGCGGGCGCTGCTTTCTCGACAAGCGTAAGATCGGCCTCGGCGTACATGTAAAGGCTACCGTTTATCTTGTAGCACGGCTGCTGCCCTACAACAACCTCGACCGTGCGCGATCTTACGCCAATGGTCGGTTTCACCTTATCCCCCACGCGGAACGTCGGCGCAGTAGGGACGGGCAGGATGTCGGCGGCAGAACGCCACGAAAAATCGTCACCGAAGTCAACCTTGTATGGATAATTACTGCTGTTGTTGCTGTTGACCTTGACAACCTTCGCCTTGACCAACACCTCATCCCCTACTTTGAACATCTCCCCCTCCTTTTATCTTTGCCGCCGACTTCGACCCCGCCCCGCATAGGCCTGGAGCCTACACGTCGAGCGGCATGGGGCGTCCTGTGGTGCGTCTGGCGCTATATCCCTAGCGTCTGGGTTGCTCACCTCACAACGTTTCAGCGGTACTCCGCGTCCCCGTCACAGTCGGGTTGTCATCTGCCGAGCCTCATTGGTCGCCGTTCAGACTATTCGGCGTGAGGCGTGTCCGGCGGGCGCATGGGTGAGCGTGTTCTGTGTCGTTGCCGGGGATAGAATCACGATACCCTATACTATCCCCGGCTGGCTGGTATCGGAGCGCGTATGGAGCGCCCCATTCAGTTGTTTGCAGCCCGTCTTGCGCCGGACTGCCGTACCATGAGCGATTGAGGAGGCGACCTCCTTTGCCCGTCAAACGGGTGTGCAGGCTCGGTCGCTCACTGACCGGCGGTCGTGCGTAAGCGAGTGGCCGCTGGGAGTGCTACTTCAGAGACAACCGCTCGACGGCCTTTGTCATGTACGGGATGCTGCACTCGGAGTAGTCGGTGCTCTTGGTAGCGCTGAAATCCTGCACCTCGTGAACCCAGAATGCGCACTGCTCCTCGATACATTCCTCGGCGCGGTTACCGGCGTTCTCCATTCCCGCGACCTTCGCCATCATAAACAGCGGGCAAACCTTCGGCGCCTCGCTCATTCCGCACCATCCTTCAGGAACGCACTCAGGTCGCTGTCAATGGCCGCTGTCGCTTCATCCTGCACTAGCACGAAGTCCGGCGGCGTCTCTTTGGCGTACCGCTCAAAGCCTTTATCGTCGAGCTTGAGAAACATCTTGTGCTCCATCGCCCAGGCCATCGCGTCTTTCGCCTCGTACAGCACCCGCTTCATCATGCGGATGGTTGCGCCGGGCTGGTGCTTGTTGCCGTCTGTTTCCCACGCCTTGAGCGATGCGATGCGTAGCTCAAACTCCGCTTGGCGGGCTGCGTCGCTGGCCTTTTTCAGTTGCTCACGCATGTAGGCGGTCTGTAGCGCGTACGCTTCGTCTGATTCCTTGACCAGCGCCTTGAGATGGTCTTCCTCTTGCCGTGCGAGTGCTACCGTGCGTGCCAGGTCGTTGAGTGTCTCGCTCATTTCCCCGCTCCTGTCGTGTCGTTGTCGGTCGCGGGCTTCGTCGTCACCATCTTGCACAGGGTGAGCAGTTCGTCATCGGTGCATTGGCTGGGATTGGAGTGCATGAAGGTGTCTTTGACGTACTTGCTCACGTCGCGGGGCGTCCAATTGATGTCAGCGCAATGGGCAGCGATGAAGGCCAGGCGCTCGTCATGGCCGGCGGGGATGGTCTCCGCTTCGTGCGCCGCAAGTTCCGCCTCCGCCTCCTCGCGTGTCTGTCCGGTCAGCCGTGTTGCGATTTCCTGGACGCGAGCGCGGGCAATGTCAAGTTGTGTTGGCTGAGTTGTAGCCGGCAGCGCCGATGAAGCGGGCGCCTTTCCTTCCGTTATCGCTGTGTACTGGCCTTCGATTGCGCCCGGCGGCAACGCCTCGACACCCTCGACTTCCAGCCCTTCCGTCTGCTGCGGCCAGGTCTTGCGGAACAGTTGCGCCTCTGCGCACTTGGCAAGCTGGTTGTGCGGCATTTTCGCCCACATATGGTTCGGCTTGCCGTCACGCGTCATCTGCACAAACTCGTCATAGCGGGCAACGGCTTTGACGCGCATCCACTGTTGTGATTTCTCGTGCCACTTCAGCGCCTCAACGATGGCCGATTCCAGTGTGCCGTCTTTCTTGTAGGTGAAGACGGGCAGGTTCTCCGACGGCATGTACTGGCCAGTGCGATCGGCAATGGCCCGGAAGCCGTCAATCGTCACCTGGAATGTGCCGACTTCCTTGTACTCGCCGTCAACAAACTGCTTGCGCTTGACGAACACGATCTGACCGCTGAATGGGTCCAACCCACGATGCTGGGCCACGGTCAGAAACAGTTGTAACTCTGTGTCAGTTGCGCCCTTCGCGTAGGTCGCTTTGAGCAGGTCGATCTTGCTCTGGTCGTACCCCCGTGCTGCGTCCATGATTCCTCCTCACACTCCGAATATGTCTTCAATGCTTGGGCTTGGTATGTTTGCCGTGTTTGCCGTACGCCGGGGCTTGCGATCATCCAAATAGGTGAGCATGTCTTGGGCCTCTTGCTTCGTGCTACAGGCCACGATCGGACGCCCGTTTGCTGTGATGACCGTCTCCATTGTGCGATAGTCGGTCTGTGTCTGTAGTACGCTGCGCTCGGTCACGATGTATGGCGACAGGTTGCGAATCATGCTGCAGCTCCCCATAACTCCGTTCTCTGATTCTCCCCGTCGCTGCATCAGCCATCGCTAGATGCAAGCGCTTCCGGGCTGCCTCGACCTTGCCCTCTTGGAGAAGGCTATCGACATCAAGGTACACGCCTACTAGGTCCGTGACTGTCCATTCCATCCCCTACCTGCGCATCCGGTGCGCCGTCCTACTTCTTTGGCGGCTCCGGTGGGGGCAGCCGCCCGTTGGTGAAGTCTGGGCTGTCTGGCGTCATAGTGATGCCATCAGGCAGACGAAGCCCAGCGCCAGGAAGATGACCACGATCAGGATGAACTCGCCGATAGACGCGAGAGTGTCAATCATGCCGTCACCACCCAACACCATAATAGGTTGACAATCACAAATGCAGCCCCCAACGCCGCCCATCCATACGACTTATTCGCAAGATGATACAGCATTGCCATGAAGCAAGCTCCTGCCGCGAATGCGTTTATCATGCTGTCACCTCCACCTGCACCGCCATCACCCACGCCGGGATCGTGTGCGTCGGCTCCAGAACAGGCGAGCATACAACGCCAGTTGCCCGGTAGTTCAGCCGCCCGCATGTGATCGACGCCCGTGCTGTCACGGCGTCATAGTCTGGCCCGCTCATTGCCGCGACGACGTTACCGTTGTGCATGATGAAGCATGTCGTCTGCTCCGGCGTGATCGTGCGCTCGATGTGATACGGCGGGTTCTTTTCGATTGCGTTGAACATCTTGTCCAGTGATGTCATGTGTTGCCTCCTCTCTCAATTCTGCCCGGTGCCGGGCCACGAATGCGACGTGGGACGCTAATACTGCGACAAGTGCGTCCTGCTGCTGCGGCGTGAGTGCGTGCCACGCTTGGTCTTGCGTCATGACTGGGCCTGCTCTTGCGCGGGCTGGGTGTCATGGCGCTCCAGGTATTCCACCACCGCATCCGTGACAACATCAGTCTTGGTCATGCGATTGCGCCAGCGGTAGTTCTCAAAGCGTGTGCCTAGCGGTTCGGGCAGCCACGCCGATACGATGACCCTCTCCTCAACTGCTGTTTCATTCATGGGCTTTTCCTCCTCTGTGTTGCCGTGCCGGTCTTGCGGATAAGGCCGGCAGACCTCGTGCATGTTACCGTGCGGCGTTCTCCTGCATCCCACGCAGGATTTCGGCCTGGCGTTCTGCGGATAACGTGTTCCACTCCTGCCAGCACTTTGCCATCATCTCGGCGTGTAGCCGGATCAGTTCTGCGTCCACGGCCAGCGGGTTGTATGTCTGGTTGTCTGCCATTTGTGTTCTCCTCGTTATTTGTGGTACTTCTATTTGCTATCTCTTACACCAATATTATACCATATACTGTCAAGCGTTTGGCGTGTTTTTAGGGGCCAATTTGCGAAACTGATAAAACTCATTACTGAGAGGCGTTCTTTTGGTCAGACTGAAATGCACACAACGGGGCCGGGCTGGTGTAGAATATCGGTATGGACAATATTGCTATCGGGGAGCGCATACAGAGGGCGCGCAAGAGGGCTGACCTGAACCAGGGCGAGCTTGCTGAGAAGCTGGGGTTTAGCCAATCGCAGCTATCATCGTATGAGCATGGCAACGTGAAAGGGATCACCCTTGACACGCTCGAAGCGATTGCGCGCCACACACAGACCCCGGTGCAGGAGTTCTTGCCAGACGTCCCACTGCAAGAGATTACACTTGCCGAGGTGTTGCGGCGCGACTATCCCGATATGGACGCCGGGACAATACGGACGCTGGAGACAATGGCGCGGTTTCTCTACGAGGAACATCGGAAGGCGCACAGGCAAGACAAACGCCGTTCAGGAAAACGCGTGACTCTCCACAGCGGGGACAGTACTGAAACTGTAGCGTAGGTTCCGAGGGCTTTTCCGCTTGCATGAATCTTCTCCGTCGAACAGCAGTGGCAGCGGTGATGGTGCAGCGATGGGGTATGTATCAGAACGTCCGTTCTATTGTCTCACAAGTCTTTGTGCTTGTCAACACCAATGTAAACGCTTCCTACGTAGATAGACGTAGAGTACACCCCGCCGGATACGCCGTCAAGTACGCAATTGCACGTATAACCGCGCCGGTGAGCGCAGTAGACAGTAGGAGACACGATGACAAAGCGCAACATCCTCATCGGTATCGTCGCCCTGGTTCTCATCTGCATGTGCGTCGCCGTCGCCAGCCCCAGCAAGAAAGACGCGAGCGCCACGCCGACAGCCGCGCCCGTCGCAACCGTTGCCGGCCAATCAGCACAGCCGACAAGCGCGCCGATCGCCACGGCTGCGAAACCGACGAACACGCCCCGGCCCACGAACACGCCACAGAAGCCGGCCCTGGAGGTCTTGGACCATAGCATCCTCTCCGAGCAGTATGCCCGCTACGTTGTCGGCACGGTGCGCAACAACAGCACGAAAACGCATGGCTATGTCCAGGTGAGCATCAGCCTGTATGACAAGAGCGGCGCATTGGTGGGCAGCACGCTGGCCAATGTCAACGGCCTGGAGCCGGGCGGTCTGTGGAAGTTCAAGGCGATCATCCTTGAGGATAGCGCCACATCATACAAGATCAAAGAGGTGACAGGCTTTTGACCCTTCGCGCCGCTCTCTATTCGCGCGTCTCCACAGAGCAACAACGGGAAGGCTATTCGTTAGACGCGCAACGGCGCGCCCTCCACGACGCCTGCACCGCCCGCACCTACACCATTGCCCTGGAGACAACAGACGAGGGCATTAGCGCCCGATCGGAGCGCATCGAGAAGCGCCCCGGCCTGACCGCTGCGCTGGATGCTGTCAAGGCGCGTCAGGTTGACGTGCTGCTTGTGCATTCCCTGGATAGACTCAGCCGCAACGTCATGGTGACACTGACCGTCTTCCGCATCCTGGCCGATAACCACGTCGCCTTCGTCTCACTCTCTGAAGCCATCTCCTATGACACACCGGAAGGCAAGTTGCAGCTCGTGATCCTCGGCGCCTTTGCCTCCTACTTCTCGGATAACCTCGCCCACCATGTCACCAAAGGCAAGGGCGAGCGCGCCACGCAAGGCAAGAATAACGCAAGCACCTGCGCCCTGGGCTATCATCGCGTTGATGGTGTGATTGTGCCCGATCCCGACACTGCGCCCCTCGTCAAGCGCCTGTTTGCGATGGCCGCAGAGGGCTGCACCCTGCGCCAACTGCGCGACGAGAGCGCCGCCGCCGGCTACCTGCGCCACGTGTCCGGCTTCTCCCCGCTGCTGCATAACCGCCTGTATCTCGGCCAGGTGCAGCATCACGGCGTCTGGTACGCGGGCAGCCATGAGCCAATCGTTGACCCGACGATCTTTGCCCTGGCCGAACAATCACTTGCGTCCAATCGCCGCACCGCCTCGCACCCGCCGACTTACCGTGCCTACCTGTTCGGTGCGCTCTTGACCTGCGCTCTCTGCGGTGAACATTACCACGCACAGACGCCACAGCAGCGCGGCCCCGTGTACGTGTGCGGCGGGCGCTGGGCCGGGTCTGCCTGTGCGCAGCGTGGCGTCGGTGAGGCGCGTCTGATTGCACAGATACCGCCGCTTCTGGCGCGCCTCGCACCTCCCGATGACGCCCTGCGCCGGATCGCCGGACGGCCTGCCGGCGAGCGGTCGCGCCCCGATGTCGCCACGGTTGAGCGCCAGATTGAGCGCCTGCGCGACACCTACGTGCTGGGCGATACGCCGCGTGATGTCTACCTGCGCGAGCGCGACCGCCTGCGCTCTCTCTTGGAGGTGCGCGAGCAATCGCCCGCCGTTGACCTGGCCGCTGTCGCCGCGTTCATGCGCGACCTGCCCGCACACTGGCAAGACGCCGACGCGACTGAGCGCCGCCATTTGCTGACATCCCTCTTTTCGGACATCCTCATGCGCGACCGTACCATCGTTGCCGTCAAGCCGCAGCCGTCCGTTGCGCCGTATGTGGCGCTGCTCCTGCCGGCAGACACGCGCGATGGCTACTATCTCACCACGTGTTGACGCTATTCAGATGAGGGCAAGACCTGGTGACACACAGCCCACACCGGGATAGTGAACGCCGCGTCAACCGTCACATGGAGGAGGTCATTGACGGCGGCGCGGCGCGATAGTGGTCAGGGATGCGAGTAGCGCACACCGAGCTACCCGCGCGCTGTCCGGTTGTCCCGCTCTGCCGTGTCACGGGCGCGGCGGCCAAACAGCTATGCTTGTCGGCGTCCTTTATCCTTGCGGACGGTGTGCCGCCGGAGACACCGTGAGAACATG